GTGCCGGTATGACACGATAACTTCCCAGCCGAACGAATATCCTATTGGTATGAGTCTAATTGTTTGTGAAGAATGTGGAAAAGAGTTTGCTGTGGATATCATTCCACGGCGAGGCAAGATTTGTTTTAAGTGCCATTTGGGTGGCATCCGTTTGGGTTTCACCCACGGCAAAGACGACTTTCATGGTCCAACTATTCGGGAACGGCAACGCCTTCAGGAACAACAGGCTGCCGATGCTGGTATCAAGGCCGAACCTGTCGGGAATCGTTGGGTGTAATTTGCTATGTGGTGGGTCCCTATTGTTGTCGCCCTAATTGGCGGTCCACTGATGTGGGGTCTATCTAGATTTGATAAACGAAATACTGTACAGCACGCAGAAAATCAGCGTGTTTTATTGAGAATAGAATCCAAGGTGGACCATATTGATTCACGATTGGATGACCATATTGATTATCACCTGAAAGAAGGATTGTGATGACTTACAAGGAAGCGTTTAAGCGGGCTGTTGCCACCTTTGTTGCTGGCGCAACGGCGGCTCCCCTTAGTGCCGCAGTGCTGGATGTTTCGTTTTTTAAGGCTGCTGGTGTTGCTGGTGTGATTGCCGTGTGGAACTGGTTGGGTCGTGTTGCTCAGGCTTGGAAGGCAGATAATGGCTCGTCCCTCTAATTCGGATATTCTTGCCCGCTATCGGAAGAAGATTACTGCTTCTAAGCAGTGGCGCAAAGAGGAATCTTACGATGAAACTTGGAAGCGTCTAAATGACCTGTATCGTGGACGACACTATGAGTATTTTACGGATGAGGACCGCATCCTAATTAACATGGCGTTTTCTACCGTTAATGTTATTTTCCCCAGCATTTCGGTTAACTATCCGAAAATTAATGTTCATGCGGTTAATCCCGAGAACGCACCGAACGCTATTATTGCCGAGGCTGTGGTGAATTATTGGTGGAAGCATAAGCGTATCAAGGAACAGTTCCGCCGTGCCGTCAAAGATTTTTTGGTGTTTGGTCACGGCTGGCTGAAGGTCGGCTATCGGTATGTGGAGGAGGACCGAATTGGTTTTGATGAAGATGTGTCCGACCCGAATGTGCCCGAGAACTATACTACCACAAACTATAATGTTCTTCAGGATGCGCCATTTGTGGAGCGTGTGTCTGTTTTTGATGTGTTTGTGGACCCTGATTCTACCAGTGTAGATGACATTAAATGGATTGCCCAGCGTGTCCGCCGTCCCATCCGTGATGTGCGGTCGGACCGCCGATACAATCGTTCTGTCCGTGAAGATGTACCGGCTGTGTCGTGGTCACGATATTCGTCCACCGACGAATCCAGCCATCGCAAGATTCGTGACCGTGACGAAGGATATGCTGACATCTACGAGTTTTATGATTTGCGGAATAACACCGTCAGCGTGTTCGCTGAGGGTGGAGATGGGTTCCTGATTAAACCTCAGGAAATGCCTTATAGTTTTGGTCATCCTTTTGTGATGGTTCGCAACTATGATATCCCCGATTTCTTTTATCCGATTGGCGATTTGGAAGCCATCGAACCTCTCCAGCGGGAACTTAACGCTACTCGTACCCAGATGATGAATCATCGTAAACGGTATGCTCGCAAATATTTGTTCCGTGAAGCGGCTTTGGATTCTAATGGTCGTGCCGCTATGGAGTCGGATGACGATAATGTGATGGTTCCTGTTGTTGGAGATATGCCGTTGGGCGATGTTGTCCAACCGTTCCCGGCACTGATTAACCCGCCGGAATTCTACAACCAGTCTGCTTTGATTGAGCAGGATATCAACAGCATTTCTGGTGTGGCCGAGTTTATGCGTGGTTCGGTATCGGAGATTCGTCGTACTGCCACCGAGGTTGGTTTGCTTCAGGATGCGGCCAATGCTCGTACTAGTGACAAGTTGGCTACTATTGAGTTGGCTATTACTGATGTTGGTCGCCGTCTACTTCAGTTGACTCAACAGTTTCAGACCAGTGTCCAGACCGCCCGTATTATCGGGCGGGATGGTCAGCCGGTATGGGTCAAGTATGACCGGGATTATATTGCTGGCGAGTTTGACTTTGAGGTTGTCGGCGGTTCTACGATGCCAAACAACGAGTCGTTCCGTCGCACCCAAGCCCTTCAGATGATTGAGGCGATGAGTCCATTCGCTGCTGCGGGAGTCGTGGACATGGCGAAGTTGGCGGCCTATGTCCTCCAGACTGGTTTCGGGGTGAAGAACGCCGAAGCATTTTTGTCTGCGCCTGCGCCCACGCCCGAGATGCCTTCTGCGCCTCAGGCGTTACCCCCCGCCCCCGCTGGTCCTGTCCCCGCTCCGGGTGGGGAAATTCCGCCGGAGTTGTTGGCGTTGCTGGCAGGCGATGGCGGCCCTATGGGTGCCGCCCCGCCGCCGATGATGTAATTTACCGAACGATAATGCCTATTGGTAGAGCAACCTTTTTGGACTCTAGTATTGGAGAATACAGTGACAATTGATAATGCCGATGTGACCGCCCCCGTAGAGTCGGGACAAGCGGAAGTAACGGAAGTTGGGCAAGCCACCGAATCGGCCCCCAGTTATGAGTACATTAACGCCGACGAGTTCGCAGATAAGTATGTGAAACTGAAGGTTGATGGCGAAGAACTGGAGGTTCCGTTTAAGGAGGCTCTTAGTGGGTACCAGCGTCAAGCGGATTATACTCGTAAGACACAGGAACTTGCCGCCCAGCGACAGAGCCTACAGTATGTGGAAACTTTGGCACAGGCTTTGGAACGGGACCCCCAAACAACTTTGGAGTTGTTGGGACGACACTACAGTGTCAATACCCCCGTCAACCAGCCCCCTAGTGTCCCCGAGTTTTCGGACCCACTGGAGCGTCAGGTTTGGGAACTGAATCAGAAGATTGCTTCTTTTGAGCAGAACCAAGCACAGGCGGAACTTCAGCGGGAAATTTCTAGGCTCCAGACCCAGTACCCTGATTTTAATGCGGCGGAAGTTATCCAGACTGCGCTGAATATGGGTGTTGACAATCTGGAAGCGGTCTATAAGCAGATTGCTTATGACCGTCTTATCGGAGAAGTTAACGCTTTTAAGTCGGCCCAGCAGAAACTTGCGGCGGAAACAAATCAGGTTATTGATGCCAAGCGTCAGGCTGCTTTCGTTGAGGGTGGCACTAGTGCGAATGGTGCGGGTGTGGAACCTGTGGGGCGTATTTCGTCTGTGGCCGATGCGTGGCTTGCGGCCAAGCGACAGATGGGTATGTAATCCACAACCACTTGTAAACAACTAATACTAGATAACTAGGAGAAACTCAAATGCCTGCTAACGCTAATTTTGATGAACTGCTCGCAACTACGCTTGCGAACTACCGTGACCAACTGACGGACAATGTGTTCACCGCTCGTCCGCTGACCTACTTCCTCATGGACAAGGGTCGTATCCGCATGATTGACGGCGGAACCAAGATTGTTGAGCCGCTGATTTACGGCACCAATAGCACGGTTTCTTCGTACTCGGGTTACGACACGATTTCGCTCACTGCTCAGGAAGGCATTTCTGCCGCCGAGTACGAGTGGAAGCAGTATGCCGCTAGCATCGCTATCTCGGGTATTGAGGAAGCGAAGAACAACGGCGAAGCCGCCATCCTGAATCTTCTTGAGGCCAAGGTTCTTCAGGCCGAGGAGTCGCTCCGTGAGGGCTTTAACCAGATGTTCTACGGTGACGGTACCGGCAACTCGGGCAAGAACTGGAACGGTCTTGGTAACATCGTTGAGGCTTCGGGTACGGTTGGTGGAATTAACCGTGCGACCGCCGGTAACGAGTTCTGGCGTTCCTACGAGGAGAACACCGCTGGTGCGCTTACCCTCGCTCAGATGAATACGGCCTACAACTCGGTGTCGGTTGGCAACGACCATCCCGACATGGTGCTGACGACCCAGACCCTGTTTGAGAAGTACGAGTCGCTTCTCCAGCCGCAGTTGCGTTACTCGGACACCAAGACCGCCGATGCCGGTTTCCAGAACCTTCTGTTTAAGGCCGCTCCGGTGGCTTACGACACCCACTGTACTGCTGGTGTGGTGTACTTCCTGAACAGCAAGTATCTGACCCTTGTTGGTCACTCGGGTAAGTGGTTCGCCCAGACCGAGTTCACCCGTCCCGAGAACATGGATGCCCGCTACGCTCTCATCATGTGCTACGGCAACCTGACTTGCCGTAACGCCAAGAAGCAGGGCAAGTTGACGGCCAAGACTGCCTGATAATTGGGG